GTCAGTAAAACTAAAGAAGACAAAGCTAAAGAGTATAGCGAAGCAGTGCAAGCTAGACTTAATAAAATGTCTGCACAAAGACGACAAGCTGAACTTCAAGCTAAAAAATATCAAGAAGAAACTGCAGAACTTAAGGCTAGGCTTGCAAGGTTAGAAAGCCAAACTACCAAGCAACAAAGCGAAAGGTTACAAAGTGATTTTGACAGACGTTACGCTCTAACAAAAGAAGCTTTGAAAAAAGCAGTTGAAGAGGGCGATACTGATGCACAAGTTAGTTTTTCTGAGCAATTAGCTGATATGAGAGCGGCAGTCAGAGTAAATGAAATGCAGAATCAACTAAGGCAACAACAACAAACACAATCGCCTACAGTTGGAAGAGCACAACAAGCTGCAGTTAATCCAGCACCACCTAAAGCTATGGGTTGGTGGCAACAAAACCAATGGTTTAATGCACAAGGTTATGAAAGAGAAACGGCAGCAGCTAGAGCTATAGACGTTCAACTAGACTTGGAAGGATATGACAAGAACTCAGACGATTATTACAATCAATTAAATAGTCGTTTACAAAAGGTCTTTCCAGAGTTAGTATCAAGTAACGACCAAAGTACGAAGAGTAAGAGTAGAAAAATAGTAACACCAACTACGGGTGGCTCATCATACAGAGGTAATAGGGTTCGCATGACGCAGGATCAGTTACGAATGGCTAGAGAGCTTGGAATTAATGATGAAGCTGGACTTAAAAAGTACGCTTCAGAAATACAGAAAAGTCAAAGGAGTTAATCATGGCTGAAAATAGAAATGTAAGAGCAAGTGAAACCCGAACTGGTGTTCGAGACGAGGAGTCAAGACCTCAGACACATTGGACACCACCAGCGTTGTTGGATGCACCAGAACCGAGACCTGGTTATGTTCAACGATGGGTAGCTACCTCGATTCAGGGGAAGGACACACCTGACAATGTATTCAAGAGAATGCGTGAAGGGTGGGAAGCTCGCCCTGCTAGTACTGTGAAAAGTAAGTTGTTCCCAACTATAAATCATGGACAGTGGGAAGGTTGTATTGGAATTGAAGGAATGTTGCTTTGCGAAATGCCTGAAGAGAAACATAAGCAGATGAAAGCTTATTACTCTAATAGGAACGTAGAGCAAAACGAATCACTTGCAGGCGACCTTGATGCATTAGGGCAAAGAACTGGACAACGAATCTATCAAGAGAGGAAGAGTTCAGTTAGTGGTGGCAGACAATTGTCTGCTATGGAAGACTAACTATTAACTAGGAGAAAAAAATGGCAAATGTTGATGCTGCTTTTGGGTTTGTACCCGTACGTCATCTTAGTGGTAATGGTTACTCTCGTGCAAATGTATATACAATTACTTCGGGTTTAGCTGAGAACATCTTTACTGGTGATCTCTGCATAATCACTGCAGATGGTGTAATAACACCTCACACTGCCACAGAAGTAAATAATATAGGCGTTTTCGCAGGAGTATCATACACTGCTTCAGATGGCTCATATGTTTACTCACAGTACTGGCCGTCAGGAACTACTGCTACAGATATTAAAGCTTATGTTTATGATGATCCCTATACTGTGTTTAAAGCTCAATCTGCAGGAACTACTGCTCAGACAAACATTGGTAATTGTGCTGATGTTGTTGCTGGTGCTGGTTCTACAACTACAGGACAATCTGGATTTGAAATATCAGGGACTATGGCGGCAGGTGCTGCAACCACTAAGATCATAGCTCTGTATGATGCTCCAGACAACGCCTTTGGTGCAAATGCAATCATGGAAGTTCTTATCAATGAGCACTTGCTCAAAGATAGTGCTGGAATATAAGGGAGATTTAAACAATGGCAATGAATAGAGCACAATTTGCAAAAATGCTTGAGCCTGGTTTAAATACCTTGTTCGGCTTAGAATATGACAGTTACCCACCAGAGTATGCTGCAGTATTTGAAAGCAACACATCTCAAAAAGCTTTTGAAGAAGATGTATTGTTGACAGGTTTTGGAGCGGCTCCAACTAAAGACGAAGGTGCAAGCGTAAGTTACGATAGTGCATCTCAACAGTGGACTGCTAGATATCAGCATGAAACTATTGCTTTAGCTTTCTCAGTTACTGAAGAAGCTGAAGAAGATGGTCTTTATGGGTCAATTGCATCACGTTATACAAAGGCACTAGCTAGGTCTATGGCTTCTACTAAAGAAATCAAAGCGGCTAATGTTTTAAATAACGCAACCTCAACCAATGGTGGAGATGGTACTACACTTTTAAGTACAACTCACCCAACTCAAAATGGTAACCAAAGTAACACTTTAGCTACTGCGGCTGATTTATCAGAGACATCTTTAGAGAGTATCTTGATAAACATTGCAGATATGAAGGATGACAGAGGATTAAGAATTGCTGCACAAGGCACAATGCTTATTATCCCAACTGCTTATACTTTCGTAGCTGAAAGATTACTTGAGAGCCAGTTAAGAACAGGAACTGCTGATAACGATCTCAACGCTATCAAGTCTGGTGGATACTTACCACAAGGCTATCATGTGATGAGAAGATTAACAGACAGTGATGCATTCTTTGTTAAGACTGATGTTCCTGATGGACTTAAGATGTTCCAAAGAAGCCCAATGAAAAAGGGCATGGAAGGCGACTTCGAGACTGGAAACATTCGTTATAAAGTGAGAGAAAGATATTCTTTTGGTTTCACTGACTGGCGTGGTGTTTTTGGTACAGAAGGTGCAGCATAAGAACCTCGCACTTGGAGAGGGGCTAGTCTCCTCTCCTTTTACTATTAACCTTGACTGCGAAAGCAGACACTAGCCAAGACAAGGAGAATACACATGGCTAATACAACATTTACAGGTCCAGTTATATCTAACAATGGATTTCAAGTTGCTCCAGTAGAACTTGCTGATGGTGACATTACAATTACTAAATTAACACATGGTGGAAGAATTAACTTTGTTCCAAATGGTGGTCAAGACAACACATACACACTTCCAGCACCAGAAGCTGGGGTATCTTACAGATTTGTGTATGGTGGAGCTGCTGCCGATGCAACAGACGCTATATTCATAACACCTGGCAATGCAAACTTTTATATTGGTGGTGTAACTTTCTTAGATACTGACAATGAAATTAGTGCAGTATTTGCAGATGGAAACTCTAACAGTAGCTTGCAAATAAATGTGCCAGCAGGGTTTGATGTAACATTTATAGGCGTTGATAGCACAAATTATAGAGTTATGGGTTCTGTTACTTCTGCGACTGCCCCAGTGTTTGCTGATCAATAATTAGGGGGTATAAATGGCTGATATAAAAACCACTACTACTATTGAACAGAATACTAGAGAAGCTATTATTTCTTTTCAATATCAGTATGTAGATACTGGAAACGAATCAGCAGTCCTTAAAATAGACGTCTCATCCCTAACACCAAACGCCAATGGCGAAGCGTGTACTGGGGTGAGAATTTTAGAGTGCTGGTGGGTGCTACATGGTTTAACAGTAGAAGTCTTAGCAGACGCCTCTACTGATATTATTATGTTGCATCTTGCAGAAGACCAACAAGGATATCAAAACTTTGAAAAATTTGGTGGGTTACCTTCTACTAAGTCTTTTGGCACTAGCCCAACTGGTGATATAAAATTTACTACTACTGGTGCTGGGGCAGTAGGAGACTCTTACCAAGTGGTTCTTAGAGTAGCTAAAGAGTATTAAGGAGAATAAATATGGCTCAAGTATCTTCAATTAGTAGTGTTGGAACTACTGAGCCATTTTATCTTCATCATGGAGCTTAAGTATGGCAACAAGTGGTACAGTTGCATTTAGACCAGATGTAGAAGAAATAATCACTGAGGCTTTTGAGCGTTGTGGCATAGATATACAGACAAGAACTGGTGACCACGCTATATCTGCAAGAAGAAGCATTAACTTATTGTTTTCTGAGTTTGCTAATAGAGGCATAAACTATTGGACTTTGTCACAAAACACGTTGCCATTAGTTAATGGTACTACGAGTTATACACTTCCAGTGGGAACTATAGATATATTAGACGCAGTTATAAGAGATAGCTCAAGTAACACAGATCAAATTATTAATAGAATTACAATACAAGATTATAATCAATTGCCAAACAAAGATACTGCAGGAAAACCAAGTCAGTATATGATTGATAGGCAATACACGCCAGTAGTTTACTTTTGGTCAGTACCTAATACATCTACATATTCTTTAGTTTATTGGGCTATGAACCAATTAGAGGATGTTACTTTATCTAATCAAGATGCAGATGTGCCATATAGATGGAGTGATACTATATGTGCTGGGTTAGCTTCTAAACTGGCTATGAAATATGCACCAGAGAAATTTCAGTTATTAAACGAGATGTATGAAAGGTCTTTTAACTTTGCGGCATCAAGTGATAATGATGGCGTAAGCTTGAGGGTTCAGCCAACTGCGTTGAATATGACATAATGGCTAAATTAGCTAGTGGCAAAAAATCTGTAGCGATAAGCGATAGAAGTGGTTTTAAGATTAAATATACTGATCTTAAGACAACTTGGGATGGCTT